CTTAATCTGTCTAGATGACAAACTTCTGTAAATTTTGCTGTAATTGTTGAAGGTATAGGACGAATTACAACGGCATCATGTTCAAAAATTAAAATTGGTTTCTTAATTGCAATACTTTTTTTCCATAATATAAGATGAGATATTAAGCATCCTATCGTGCCTTTGCTTAATATTTTAACACGGTGATTAAATTTAAATTCTTTTAAATTGTGTTCACGCCATGCTGAATCTACCTGATTACCGTGTACAGCAGGAAATATTTCAGGATTCAAACCAAATTTTTTAGCAGAGTCCATACATTCTTTTGCCAATGTTTCGCTGACAGTGTTTCCCTGCATTGTGATTATGTAAGATGGAATATTCAAGTTCATTTTGAATATTTATTGGAATGTTTTTTGGTGATATGTTATATAGAAGCGTCTTCCATACCAGCAACTCTTAACTTGACTATGTTAGTCATTTGCCATTGCTTTTGGTCAAGTCCTTTTGTAATACCTAACCATTTATTTCTTAACAGTGCGAATTCATTGATAATTTTTTCATAATCAACAACATCAGACTCACCGTCTACATATTTTTCAACGTCTCTGCTTGATAGTGCTCTTTGATAATTTTCTAAATATTTTTTGAAATGTTTTGAACGTAATCTACGTAATTCTATGTTCATGTATTGTAATATTGCTTCAATTTCTTGTAATTGATTAAATCTTTGTTCTACAATACCAGGCATATCTGCTGATGCTTTTTCAATATTGCCTCTAATTCTTATTTCTGATTTTGCTTGTTCTAATTCGTTTTCATAATGTCTGATGGCATCAGGAATAACACCAATATCTTTTGCTATTTTTTGATACCACCCAGCCATTAATAATCTTCTTCTTCAGAATCTGTATCCAAATAATATTGAATTGCTTTGTCTAGATCGTCATCTGCTCCTAAGGCATCTTGAAAATCTTCATCTCCAACGCCATAGTCTGCCATTAAATCTACAAATTTTTCAGCAATTACATCGACAGGTTGTTTTCTATCCATGTACTCTCTAAAAAATTGCCAAATTTCAATTACTTGAGTTCCTTCAATCATTTATTCCTCAACTGTATTAACGGTTTCTTTTTCAGTTTCATTAGAAACATTATCAACAAATTCCTTCATAATGTTGTCCAGCAATTCTCCACCGCTTTCCCAAACTTTACGATATTCTTTTGTTTCTGTTCCTTTTGAATCAACATATTTAAGTCTGTTACCGTCTTTTACTAATATACCTTTTTTCTCAAAAAGATCTACAAGTCCTGAGTAAGGATTCATTCCAGTTTCATATGGAATTTTTACTTGTACGCCTTCAAAAGGTTTAGCATATCTAGTTTTCATAACTTTACAGCCTGCTCTAATACCACGTACTTCGCTAATCTTATTACCTGCTTCATCTTCTTTTAGTTTCAATTTCTTCATTGCTACTACGATAGATGATGCGTAGATAAATCCTTGTCCACCTGATATTTTATCATCTGGATCAAACATATCTTGTGATGCGTATGTGTGGTTAGTACATACAAGTCCTACATTATGTGAACCAATCATGTTTACTGTGTTACGTACTAATGAAGTAAGTGCTTTAGGTTTTCTACCCATGTCACCCTTCATATCACCTTTTTGGAACTGATCAACATCAGTTGGTGTTAACAACATACCTAAAGAATCAATTACAAACAATACTTTTGGTCTGTCTTCTTCATTCATTGCTCTGTAGTCATCCATAAAAGTTGACACTGTTTTAGCAACGTCATCAATCATGCTCATATTAAGTTTTAATAATTTCTTTTCATCAGTGTCTACGTCTAATGCTTTCAACCAAGTTTCATCAAGTGCGTTTTCTGAATCAATTAACACAACAAATATGCCTTGCTCTTGTGCGTGTTTCACAATATTACCTGCACAGATATATGATTTACCTGCTCCTGATTCTCCTGCAAACACAGTTACTTTTCCTAATGGAATACCTTTTTGGAAATCACCACTCACCAAATAGTTTAGTGCGTAGTTACCTGTAGAGATCCAATCTGTTGGATCATTAAACCCTGAACTCATTCCAGTGATGGATTTTGTCAAAGTCTTTCTAAATTTACTAACGTCAAATGCCTTTACCATAATTTTTTACCTTTAAGTTGTGTGGGGAGTTGCCTCCCCACAATGTGCTTATTATTATTTTTGTTGTCTTGCTCTTATCATTGCTAAGATGTCCTCTGCTTTTCCGCTTGATTCAGCAGTTGGCTTTGGTGCTTCTTGCTTTGTTTCAGCAACCGGTTGTGCTTTCACTTCAGCCGCTGGTGCTGGAGTTTCTGCTTTCGGTTTTACTGGATCACCAGTTCTTGCTGACAAGCCTGCCGGTCTAAAATATGAACCAAATTTATCTTGATCATATGCTTCACCGTCAACAGATGCTTCAAACATCTCCTTCATAACCTTAACATCTACTTCGCTAGGTTTTTTTGGAAGGAAATCACTAAGATTGAAAAGAGTATTGCTTTCAATCGCTTTGTTTTCTTCTTCTGTTAATGGGGTAGATTTTCTAGACCATGTTGATGTTGAATAATCAGCATATCCGCCTTTGGATGTTTTGATAATTCTAAAATCAACACCGTTCACAGAATCAGTTGGAAGGTCTTCCATATCTGGATCCATCAATGCTCCTTTAATTATTTGGAATATTTGTGGACCAATTATGAATCTTCTAATTGGATTCTCTGGAGTGTTTTCTTCACCGATTGGATCGTCTTTCACAAAACCTTGGAAAATGTAACTTCTTTTCTTCCAATATTTTCTTCCTAAATCTTCTAATTTAGGATCTTTGAACCATCCTCTTACTTCGGATAAGATATTACAAGACTCGCCGTACATTTCCATACATGGAACTTGTACTTGAACTGGTCTTGAATCAGTTTCACCTTTAATTCCTGCGAAAGGTAATTTAATCATTAACCTTTCTTTCCAGAAAAAAGTGTTTTCTTTGTCACCATCTGGCAAGAAACGAACAGTTGACTGCTCTCCTTCTTTTAGATTCCAAAATGGGTAAATGGCGTTGTCTCCGCCTGTTCTTGAATTAGAGCCACCTGATTTAGATTCTTGTTCTTTCAGTTTTGCTCTTATCTCTTGTAGTGTTGCCATAATTTAAGCCTCCTTTATTGCCTGTTATTATTATATTATGTGCCTTTAAAATATTAGTATAGCACAAGACAAACATATTGTCAAATATATACTAATATTACTATTTAGTCAACCTGAATTGGTAAAATTTATTATTGAACGCCTGCTAATCTTTTGATTTTGGCAATCTCGGGGTCTTTATTTGCCATTAAGTTTTGAATTGTTTCCTGTGCAGTTGATACAGCACTGTCACCAAACTTCTTTTCTACTGAAGTTAATACTGCTGTTTCGCCTTTAGGAAATTGATTTGATGTATAGTCAAAGAAACTTTTAACAAAATCTTCTACAGTTTCTTCTTTGTTGTTGAATGCTTTATCTTCTTTGTCTTCCATATCAAATTTTGAACGCATCTTGTCTGATACGTGATCATAATCTTCTTGTGCGGCTTTCAATGCTTCTTCGTGTTCTGAGCCACCTGGCTTAATCATTTCATCTGCTGTATCGTCGTCAATTTTATGATTGCCATCGTATGTGTATTCACCTTCTAAACTTTTAGGATCAACTTGTCCGTTGATTGCTTTATATTTGATTGTACCGTGAGCCATTTCTCCATCATCACCTGTTAGTTCATAATCAAATGATCCTTCGTAATCTGTATCATGTGCTTCTGGTTGGTCTTCGTGTTTCATTATCTGAGATATTTCTCTTTCGTCTTTACTTGTTCTTAATTTTTTGAAATTTTTAACAAGATAATCCATTGCCTTTTTTGAATCTGTTGTTTTGAATGCTGACTTCTCGTCTTTGTCTAATACATCGTATACCATTTTACCATCTTTATCTTTGTACATAGATACATAAGGTTTGATGTCTTCAAATGTAATTGCTTCATCTTCTTTAGGCTCATTGTTCATGTCACCTGTGTTAATTTTTGAAACCAGTGTAGGATCTTTTTGTGATACATAATCCATTATCATTGGACGCATACAAGCATCTGAATTTTCTTTAGCCGCTCTTTGAATTTGTGAATTAAATTCTTGATCATCAATTAAACCTGCTAAACTTTCAATACCGTTTGTGCCATTGATACCTACTGGAAAGTGTTTGTCCATTAATTTGTTTAATTGTTCTAGTGCTTGTTCTTGTTCTTCAGCATCATCTGAAAATAAACCATTGTCTTCTCTTACAATGTCATCCATTGCTGATTCAAATTCATGAAAGTTATCCACAGTTTCAATCATTCCGCCTAAAACTTTTTCTACTTCTTCTGGATTTGTGTCTGTGTGTACAACTACACCTTGGAATCTTGATTCATCTGGTTGTACATCTGCTGATATTCCTGCTTTGGATAATAAATTTTGAATGTTATCTACATCCATGTCTCCAACTGGATTCTCAGGATCAAAGTCGCCAACTAAATCATATTTTAATGATCTTGGTTCTGTTCCACCTTCGTATCCATGTGCTTCAAATGATGTTGGACCTAATTCTTCTATTGCTGTTCTTTCAGAAACTAGTTTGTAGATGTAAGGAAATACATCTTGTAATTCTTCGTTGAATGTTTTTATTGTTAACTCATCTATCCAAGATTGTTTCACATCTTCTGGAACTTCTGCTAATTCTGATTTGCTATAACTTTCAAATGATTCTTTGTATGCTGGTTGTTTTTGTAATTTTAAACAATTTGATTTGATTTCTTCAATTCTTTCATCTACAACAGATTGATATTGTTTTAGACCTTCTGCCATCACACTTGATCTGTTCATGTATGTTTTAAATTTTCTTAATTGGTTAAGTTCTGAACTCATTTCAGAAATATGTTTACCAAAGTCGTCAAATGGATTGCCGCCTTCTGACACGTGTCTAGCCATTGCTCTAGCACCGTTCAAATGTTTGAATGGATATTTGAATCTTTCGCCTGCATTGTTTTCTATGAAAAGAGATTCTATTCTGTGTGTTCTACCACCTGCTACTGTTGGATTTACTGGAGCAGAATGTTTAATTACTAAACGTGCTTCGCCCACAGATTGAAAACTTGTTTTTGTTGTACCGTATAAATTTGATTCGCTCACTGTTTCTACCTCTTTTCCTTGTCCTAAAAAATCGTAGTCTCTTTTTTCAAGATTACTTTTTGTGATATCTCTTGTATCAAACCCAAGCACTCTTGCTTTAGCAAAACCTCTTAATTCTTTTAAAAAGTTGTACCAACCGTGTTTTAATGGCTCATCTGATTGTTCTACAAAGTCTTTGCTGTGCATTACAACCAAGCCATCTTCTTCACTTATGCTAATACTTACCTTTCCTAGAGTGTTTCCGCCCTCTTTGAAATCGAAGTCAAAAAACCTTGCTTCAGTGGGTTCAGTGGTTGCTTTACCCTGTGAATCACCCAATGTAACCTGAGGGAAATTCCCTCTAATCTTGTTAAAAAGGTCTTTTGCTATAACATTTAAGTTCATATATAGTATATTTATCTGTTAGTGGCTCACAAATATAGGCATTGGCATCACCTTGTCTGCTGTGTCTTCATCTGCTTGGCTGAATGATGTGTAAATTTTTGGATCCCAATCTTTTAGCACACTGATTATACGCATTATTAACAGTGTAGCACTCACTAAATCATCAGTTTGACCTGATTTTGCTTTGAATGATGAACCTGCGGCAATAAAACTTTTCAGTTCACTGATTAGTGGCTTACTATAAATTTTCAATTTTTCTTTCTCAACCATATTTTTTAATCTTGAACAAGCACTAATTTTTGTTTTGTGTGTTGTATTAAAACCTTTTCTAAATTTTCTTATGTGTCCTTTTCTTATGGGTTCTGATACAAATAATCCGGGTATAGACTCTTCCCCAAAGTCGTTAATCACCAACAGTGCTGATTCACCTATGGTATTGTTTTCAACACTCCAATAAATGTTTGAGCCTGAAGATTTCGTTTCTTCTTTGATGTAATTACATATGTCACGCATTATTCTTATTTGCTGTGGAATAGGTGTTGTGTTGTGTTTCCATTCCGCTACTTGTTTGTATGTAGGCAATTCAAATACTTGGATTGCGGCATTGTCTCCACCAGTACCCATTGCTGGATCTAATGCTACAACGTAAGTGGCATGGGAATCAAGTTTTTTGTACCAACGTGTTTGCCCCATATTTAAAATTGGATCAGTGCCTTCTAAAGTTGTTAGTATTAAACTGTTAACCAATGTTTCATCGTAAACTAAAAACTCACAACCGTATTCACGTCTAAATCTTTCTTCACCAATACGTCCTAATTCTTGTTTTTTCCATTCTTCATCTCGTTCAGGATGTTCGTCCCAACTTGCTGTGTATCCATGAAAACCGTTTATTCCTAATTCTTGTTCGTTACCATGTTCATCAAATTTGTTTTGACTTTCTCTCCATATAGTGGCAAATACATCTTCATCTGAGTTAGGTGTTGATGTAATAATTGCACGTCCACCAGTTGCTAGTGTTGGTGAAATAGAAGTCCAAAACTCTTGTGCTATTCCGGGATTTACAAACGCAAACTCATCACAGTATAGTAAAGATATTGACATACCTCTTCCTGTGTTACCAGTTGTGGTTGCCGATACAATACGTGAACCATTCTCAAATTCCATTGAACCTTTATTATAGTTTGTAACACCTGCTCTCACAAAGTCAGGACATAGTTCGTAACCATATCTTATACGTTGCATAATTTCTTGAGCACCTGTGTATTTGTGTGCCGCGATTAGAATAGTTTGATCTGGATGAAACATTGCGTACCATAAAAGATAACAAGCGGCAGTAGTTGTCTTACCACTTTGTCTTGGTAGCATATTAATATTGAATCTGAAATCGTGATAACTGTGAAGCAATCTTGTTTGATAAGCAAAAGGTTCAAATATACATTTTCCTTTTACAGGATGTTGTATAAAGAAAAACTTTTTAGCAAATGCTTCGAAGCCAGTTTTCTCATCTGAGCAGGCAACTAAATCTGCTATCTGTTCTTCTGTAAACCTTTCACGTTGGTGTGCTTTTTTGGTAAGGACACCGTCTAAACTTTTATTACTCATATATAATACTTATGCTGAAAATTGGTGGTGTATTGCTTTTTGATTATGCGTTTTTCTTTGCCATATTGGTAGCAGTCGCATACATTACTGCCTCAGCATCGTCACCATAACGGTCTTTAAAATCGCCTTTGGCTTTTTTCATACCTTTGACGTATTTTTCTTTTGCTTTTTCTTCTGGTTTTGTAAGGCTACGTTCTAGTCTTTTTTTTTGAAGTCTTGGTATGCTTGAACTAGTGTTTCTTTAATTGAAGATTCAATTTCTTCATCCGTTTTAAGTGCCATTGGATTATCTCCACCTGCAACTTTTGGATATGTTTTTTGAATTCTGTTTGGACCACCTGATAAATCTTTTGTCATGTATTGTGTGTCTTTGTATTCAGGATTAGGTGTTGTTGATGCTTTGCCTGGAACTTCTTCAGTTGCTGAAACTTCTTCTGCTTCTTCTGGCTTTGGACCTTCAACTGGT